ATTTTTAGCATTATTTTCTAACAAAGAAAGACTAGTATAAAATTCCAGATTTTTAATTCTTGTCTCTAGTCTTGCAATATCATCCATTCTATATCTCTTATGATCTATTAGAGATATTCCAGCATCTCTCATATTACATAGATATGGTGGTAAAGAAATTCTTGCAATCTCTAAGGAATCCGATAATTCATCTGGAATTTGTGGAGATTCTGATGGTGTCCCTTGTTTTACGAGTATAACTGGTTTTTTAGTAGTAGTGTCTGAAACTTTAGATTTCTTTGTGTTTGTTGATAAGTAAATCCTATCAATTCTTCCAAGATAAAAGGAATAATCACAAACAATTGCTTCATCCGAAGCTAAAATGTTTAATGAAGAATTTTGGTTCCCGTCAAAAGATCTACCAAAAAATTCAAATGGGGAGTATTGGGAAGAATCTGAATTAAATTGATCAACAATTGGCCTTGTATCAATAATATCAGACACTCTAAATCCATCTACTAAGGGCAAGTCGCAATAATCAAATTGATTGTAGGAATCAACGGTAGTAATATCTCCAGTATCTGATGTTGGAATATATGCAGACTCATAATATACTTTTATTTTTTTAGTTGGTGTAAGATAATTTGGTTTTCTAACAATTCTAGAATAATCCAAAATTGTACTTGTCTGTCCAAGATTTAATGTAAAATTATTTTTGATATCATTTGAACCCAGAATAAACCTGTTTACTACAGCAGATACTCCAGATTCTTTAAAGAGAATACTTTCTCCTTCTGTGAAGGGTATTCCGTTTAAAATTGTGTATGATACGGTAAGTGAGGTTGGTTTTTCTAGACAAACTGCAACGCTACCACTTGTTTTTCCAACAATTTCTTCTCCAACTATTATGTCAGATACTGTTGATGAAGGAGAGGAAATATTTTGAAGTAGTAATGATGGTGGAGTTGGGTCTTGTACACCTGAAGATTCAAATATAGCGTATATTTTTGTTACTCCAGGTACATTTAAGCAAATATCTTCATCTTGAACTCTTGTACCATATGGATAGTTTCCGTAAACTAGACCATCATTATTAGTTGTATTTCCTACACCACTATTGGTTCCAGAGTAATTGTAAATTGACTTATTAACAAGGGTTGAATTTACTCTATTTTTATTTTTAACTCTTGATTTTATATTATTTTTTTGTAATGTTGCAATCAACCTTGCAGTACCATTTCCCGCCAGTCCATTAATAGTAAGTTCTTTTCCTCCACTACTAAAAGTAAATTGATCAGCACTTAATGGCTCTGTTGTTCCATCAGTTCTGATTAAAACATATCTTTCTTCGTCAAAAGGTAAAAATACTTCATTCGATAAAAGTTGTGTTGCGGGGATTGTCAGCGAATTTGATGTAATCGTCGTATCAAACTGTTTTCTAACTATAAGCGTAGAATTTGTAAGATTTACCGAAGAAATATACTTTTTGGGTAATGGTTGATAGAGAGTGTTATCCGTAGAATTTAGAAAACTTGATTTTAATATTCTGAAATTAGATGGCGTTATGCTTGTTGATGGAAGAGCACCCTCACAAATACCAGTAACAGTGGTTAATCCAGAAATCGTAATAAATCTTTCTGAAACAGATTCGACCTTTGCATAAACTGATGTGGTTAACCCTGGGTTTGAGAAAGAAACAAGATTTCCTGTAGTCACAATACCTGCAAAAGTAAATTCTGAAGAAGTAACCGTAGAAATTCCAGAAGATCTGCCGGTAATATTGACAAATCCTACATCAACTGCAGGATATTGTTTTGTATCTGCAGTAAAGGTAGAGGCAGTTCCAGTGAGACCATATATGGACTTTACATCACCTGTTCCGTAGGAAGTTATAGCAGTTGCAACTCTGGTATTTTCAATACCATTGAAAATAAACTTTTCTCCTTTTGCAAATGTTCCTTTTGTGTTATATGCAGTAATAATACCCGAATTTGTAGCACTAAACCTCAAGAAAGCAGTTGCTCCCGTTGCCTTTCCTTTAATGAAGGTAGGTGTAGGAAGTGTAATAGGCTCATTTAAAGAAATTTCAGTATATGTTTGGATATCATAGAGAGAAATTTCCCATTGATTTGTGTTGGGAAAAGCAGAATCATATGCTCCAGACTCTAGAGCAAAATCATAAACCCTAGCAACACCAATTTCCTTGCCAGATAAAGAATATTGATTACTTCCTAATCTACTATCTCGCAAGCTAACAGTGTATGTCGAAATTCCAATGGTCGGTGACCCATAAACTCTATTTAAAGAGTAAGTAGCTCCAGTTGAGTAGATTATACTTTGGTTTGTTAGTGTTTTGGTAGTTCTTGGTTTTTCAAAATCAACCAAAGTTGTCCCTAACAATTCCAATTCATATCCTTTAACATATGCTTTTCCTGGAGAGACCTTATAAACCCCAAGATCATCTGAAGGAGTTTGGCCTTGATAGGTTAAAGTACCCTCTTCATAAACCCCTTCATTTCCTTTCTGATCGTTTAATGAGTTTTTTATTTCAATTTTGAGTGGTTTTACGTAATAATCTCCAGACTCATCATAAGTTCTTCTTGCAAACTCATCTGCGAGAATATTATATTGTGGATTTGTATTATCTTTAATTAAAGTACCACTCTCAACTCTAATAAGTTCAGTAAAGTTTGATGGATCTGGAACTTCTGGCAAAGATAGAGGAACTTTTGTTAATACTGCATTAATTCCAAATCTATCTGCTCCAGGTGCCGCATAATTTGAAAATCCTTTTGCATTATCAACTAATGACTCATCTATATCGGAATTTATAATATTTTCTAAAATAGTAAATCCAATTTTATAAGAAGGGAAAGTACTAATTGGATCTAGTACTAGTTTTTGGGAAGGAACACTGACAAAATATCCTCTTAAAAAATAGACCCCTTCAGAAAGTATTGCAAAAGATCCTATAGTTGTCGCACTAGATGCAATGGTTGTTGCAAATACTTGATTTGGTTGTATTGCAGTTAATTCGGTAAATCCGGGGGAAACAATATTTTCGACTAAAATATTTTCTGCATTAGTGAATACTTCATTTCCTCCTGAACTACTATTCAAGTAGTTTATATACAAGATTGTATTATTATTTTCTGACTCATTTTGCTTCAAAACATGCACAACTTTGGCCTTTACGCCAGAAGTTTGTCCAATAATTACTACATTTAGTAAATTATCAATGTAAGAATCAATATTAACACCATTAAAAGTGTTTTCTAAAATTACAGCAGGAAGTGTATTATAAATTATGCCTCCAGGAATTACTATAGATCCTTCTTTAAAAATATGATTACCAAATCGTTCAATTTGATTCTGAAGAATAGATTGTAATCCCGTCAGTTCTCTTGCTTGGACAGGGTATCCTGGTTTGAATAAAACCTTATGATAATTTTTTGTTGGATCAAAATCGTCAAAGTATGGAGAGACGTTGAGGTTAGTTTCCTGTGGCATAATTCTTTAGAATTGCAAAATGACTTTGATATCTTCTTTTTGATTTGATGATCTAGTTATCGAAGGTCTGTTATCAACATAGATAACATTTCCAGAGTACTTCTTGACTTCTGGATTTGATATACCATTTGTAAATGACTGACCCAGGTAGTATGTTCTATTATTTATTACAGTCGAGATACCTGTAAAATTCGTATCCATTGAAAGTGAATTGTTAGTTCCCTCAATGATTGTTGTCCCACCAGTACTTACATTAGATGAAAATCTATTCAGATTAAATCCATATGTTGGAGTCGTATTTGGTGTTCCATCTGTATTAAATCCAACAAGTGTTCTATCTTGCCAGTACTTTAAAACGCCAGTTCTTTGATCATAAGATACGACTCTGCCAACTGCGGTTGTTCCTGTTCCTATCGTTTGAGTAATCTTGCTGTCTGCAGGAAATGATGCACTATCGTATCCAATACCAGTTAACTTTACAGCATAAACAGCACTTGCTTTATCTAAAGTCAATAAAGAAGATGAATTATAAGCCTTTGGATTTTCTACTATTCCAACTCTAGCAATTTGATTTCCTACAATAAAATCTGGATTTTCTAAATCATTTTCAATTCTTGAATAGATAATTACATTATAAGCACCCAATTCTCTGTAAATATCGGCGCCATGCCCCCCAAGAGGGGGAATAATAACATCAAAAGAAGGAGATGTGCTCCCTGCAGGAACATTTCCAGAATTAACATCTACAGTTCCATAAGTATATCCAGAACCACCTTTTGTTACTGTGATAGAATCTACTTTAGAATCATTATTGATAGTAATTGTACATTCTGCTCCACTTCCGTCTCCTTTGATGGGAACTTTGGTATAAGTTCTGTTCGCTGTTCCTAATCCAACTCCGCGATTTTTAATAGTTATAACTTTTAATTGTCCGCTATTTGACGCATTATTTCTAACTACCAAATTTTCTGTATTTGTTTCCCATTTTTTTGGAACAGGAATAAAATTGATAGAATCAAACTTGATAATGTCGCTGGGTTTGATTGTATAAAGATATTTCCAAATATATCCATCGCCACTTGTTCCTGCAGATCTTGGCTCAAGATCAACAAAAGTTGGTTCATCCAAAGATGGACTTCCCTCTGGATTTTCTGGAGAAGTCCCATTGTGAAGACAAATGTAAACTTTATAATCACTGTTGACTACATAATAATTCGCAGAATATAAACTTATTGCGCCGGAAGGTTTTGATGGGTTTGTTCTACTAATGTCATGGCGATACATGTCATATGTTGTTCCTGTGGTCCATTGTAATTTGCGAACAACCTGCTTAACATCATCTTCTCCAATTTTTTTGAGTGCAATCATTGTATCCCAATAATCACTTTCCTGATCAAAATTATCTTTTGGTGCAGGAGGGGTCACATCCCACGTTGAAGAATAATCAGTTGCATTAGGTAAACCTACAAAAGCATAATAAGAATTTGCAGAGGAAGTTGCTATTGAAACAAAATTCTTTGCATTTAAAATTCTTAACTGATCAGTTATAATTGCAGACATTTCTGGAAGTTTTTAATTATTTATGAAGCATAATTGCGGTATTTCAGTGGATTATATCTTTGAATTTTTGCTGATGTTGATATTCCAACAAGACCATTATTATATGAACTAAATGATTTTGGATTTCTTCTGGTTGGAATTGATATTCTACCCCAACTATATTCTCCGTAGAAATTGCTGTATCCAATACCACTTAAATTGTTGTATCCCTGGATGCTTACTGTCACTCTAGCAACGTAAGTAAGACCGACGCCAACAGCATGTGTTTGGGCAATAGAAACTGCAGCAACTTGATACACATTATCTATAAATGTAGTTCCTAGACCGACAACAGATCCACTTTGATTGATTGAGGTGACACCATTACCAACATTTGAATTGTACACCACAAAGTAATAACCAGTTTGAATTCCACTAATGCCGGTAGTTGCCAATCCAACATTATTTACCGCAGAATCTCTTAAGAAAGAATTTTGAGGAATATAGAAATCAAAGATTAATCCAGTTGAAGCAACTCCAACAGAAACCGTACTAATTCCACTGATAATACCAAAATCACCTTCATAGGAAACATTATCAACTATTTCTTTTACAATTCTGGGAGAATCTATCAAAACACCTGGTGGATTTGAAGTAGTATATCCTGTTCCTGGATTCGAAATTGAAATTGTAGAAACGGTTCCTCCAATAGATACAGTCGAAGTTGCTATTGCTCTTTGAGTTGTCCCAAGTCCAATAGGATTTTCAATAATAACACTTGGATTTGTTGTGTATCCAACTCCACCGTCAGAAATTAGAATAGAAGAAATAGTTCCTGCGATAGAAACAATAGCAGTTGCTGCTGCCGAAACTAACTGGTCTTGGGAAATAATAATTATTTTCTTTTGTGGTTTTTCTGTAGTTCCATCTTGTACATACTCATCGGCACTATCAAAGAATGTCTTCACACTTTCCACAAAGATTGCAGTCGAAGATATTGAGACATTTTGTATAATATTTGTAAATGGGTTGATTAGTGGTTCATAAAGAATTCTATCTTTTGTAATTTCTTGTCCATTGATAATTTTATCTTCTGTTTGTCTACACCAAATAACCGGTCTCAATAACGTTCCATCTTCTGTTATACCGGGACCAGAATAAACATTCGTTTCAGCAATATCTGTTGAAACTACATCTGTAACAAGTCTTGAATTTTCTTTCAGTATATCAATATCACTATCAATTCTTAAAGTATCTCCTTCTTTGACACTTTCCATTATGTCAACATTTAAAGTATCAATATCACCAGTTCCTGCATAGAAAAGAATTTTGGAAGAATCTCCTGGTCTTGGTGCTTGACTAAAGGTAATTATACTTCCGCCATTGAAGAAATATGACTGGTCTGGAACTTGAAGGACATTATTAATGAATATAAGTAAATTAGATTTTACTTCTACATTTGAACCTTTTCTAGATCTAATTGAGGTTTGCTCTCCATTTATTTTGATTGGGAAAGTAACTCTCTTTCCGTCAAATAATGAATCTATAGAATCGATCACTTGCAAATCTCCAACTGACCATCCCTTAAACTCATCACTAAATGTTTTTTCAACTGTAAGACGAAATTCTGAGAAAGATAGTGCGGTATTTGTTGGAATTCCTACTGTTCCTCCAATAGCAACAGTGAGAACTTCTTCCTGACCATAAGCATAACCAGTATTGTTAATTTCAAAGGAAATAACACTTGATCCTTGTCCAACAACAATATTGGCAGTTGCCTCCGTACCAACTCCACTAGAAGAGGAACTGTATATTAATGGAATATTTGAATATGATAGTGGAGCATCAAATATAACTATTGGTGGATTTGAAGTAGTATATCCTGTTCCTGGGTTTGTGATTGCCACACTTACAATATGACCACCACTAACTGATGCGATTCCAATAAATTCTATATTTGGAATACCTGTGCTAGATGTTGCAACACCTACATTGACTGTGGTTTGGATTCCCGATCTATACCCAGATCCACTATTCCCAATACTAATTGATTGAATAGTTCCCCCAGAAGATACTATAGCAGTTCCTCCAGCAGAAACTAAAGGTTGATATCCAAATCCATGAGTAGATCCTACTGATAAAATTATTCCACCACGAGGAACATTACTAGAATTGATATCATAAGATGTGGATGATATTGTTCCGGTAAATGTTACCGAAGTTATTCCAGAGACTTCTAACAAATCATAATCACTAGGAACACTTATTCCTCCAAGTCTCACAGGACCTTGGAAAATATCATTAATAAGAATTACCGCATTGCTCGTTGAAATTCCGGATATATTGGATCCATTTGATTTCAAAGTGAAGGTCGTTGAAATTCCATTAAAATTATTTGAAATATCATCAAAGATATAATTTTTGGAATATGTATCTTCACTTCCACCACTAATTCCCGATCTTATAAAAGATCTTCCACTAAAAGTTGAATGTGTTTCAATTCCAACAAAATCTGTAGCATCTGGTGGATTTGTAGTAGATCCTATTGGAGTTAGTCCATATGGCGCAGTAATAAAATGTATATCGTTGTCTATGATGTTATAATCCCCGGAAACTTTAACTATTTTAGAATTGATTGCGTGCGTAGATATTCCAGTTCCCATCCAAGATCTTTCAACAATAACCGCATTAGTTGATCCAACACCAACCGAAGTAATTCTCATAATTTCATCATCAATCTTGATCAAATCTCCACCAAAGAATGATGTAATTCCCGAGAAAATAATTTCTTGACTTGGAACAGTAATATTTTTAGCACTCGTTGTTGTAACTGAAGTAGAAACTAATGGGGATTGTATTAAATTGTCAATAGTAATCAATACTCTTGCATTTTGATTTGTCGAAACAAATCTATGTACCGTTCCTACGCCAAGATTAGTAATGTCTAATGTTTTGGGAATTGTTAAAAGTGCATCAGAAGCAGAAGCAGCAACTCTAACTTTTAGATCACTGTCTTTAACAATATAGAGAGTAGAAGGTAACTTGTCGGTTGTGCCGACACCTGGAATTGATGTTGTTGCTATTCCTATCGCTTGTATAGTTCCTGCTCCTGCAAATTTATATTCAATTTTTTCTCCACTTACAAAAAAGTGATTCGGAATAGTAATTGTATCATTAGTTACATCCACAACATCTTGACTATTTCCGTAGAAATATCTTTCAAATAATGGATTTCCTTTATGAGTTAGATAAAATTGTCTTCTTACATCAGTTTCTGAACCAGTGTAGAACCCATATTCAGATCTAATGAAGCTATTCGTAAAATCAATTTCTCTGCGTGGAATTGATACGTTAACGAGTCCTATTGCATTTTGATAAACTCTAATCTGAACATCAGTATTTGCATTTGGAGTAAACAAAAGAGTTACGTCTGCGCCAGAAGTTATTGTTGCGCCAATTGCACCAATAGATGAATTTGTTTGAATAATACCAAATTCGGATACATGAACCTCGGTTGGGTCATTTACAACAACTACTTCAGAAACCTGATATTGATTGTTGGTCAAATCTTCAACACTTACAATGTAATAAGCACCACTATAAACCAATGAGTTATAAGATGCTATTGTTGTTATTCCGGGTGTTGCCGAAGAAGCAATAGAAGTATAATGTGAGGATAGAGTTGAAGTATCAAATGACTCTGTTCCAATACCAGCAGAAAGAGAGTTTGCAATTGATACTCTTACAGAATTTATATTGTATTGTGTTGTTGTTGAACTATAAGGAATTAGATCAATATTAATATTATCCCCAGAATAATATGCATGATATGTACCAATTCCAACGGAAGAATATGAAGTTAAATTAGACGTATTTAATTGTCCATATTCTTGCAAACTTACTTCAGAACCATCATGAATCAATGTAAATTCATTAAACTCATTATATGAAGAGTCTGTTGCTCCAATTTGAACAAGAACTTTTGAAGATCTATATGTGGACGCTATTCCAACAATAGTGACTGGTGAAGAAATTCCCAAAGCGATACTAGTCGTTGCAGACCCAACAAAAACACAATCTCCTAGGTTCGTCGATCCAGTTGATACTATAGAATCTCTAATGTCAAAAGAAATTAAACTCACATTATAATCATTGATTTTTGATTTTGTTGGATAGAATAAAAGATTTCCTCCATTTCCTGCAATTGAGAAATCAAAAGAACCTATATTATAATAAGTGTTGTTTAATCCATACTGATTAATGTATGCATTTACCCCATCATGGATGAGAGAAACCAAAGATACTTGCCTTTGTGAAGTATATCTCTTATCCTCAACAAAAGTTAGATATTTAATTGATCTTGAATCCAAAGAAAAGCTATCAACAATACTAAATTGTGTGCGTCTCGGATCACTATTAAATTCATCACTAATATCGTCAATCATCAAAACTCTATTGCCAATAGATTCGATGTAATCTTGAATGATGCGAGAATTAAAGATTATCTCATCAGATTTAATTTGATTGTCAATATTAAAATTATTTTCTCTGACCAAATCAAAATCATAAACACAATTTAAATCAATAATTTCCGAAAGATCAGCAATTCCAGAAACATCTCCCAAATTCTGCTCTGTATTCATACCAGAAACTGTGGGGGATGATTCAATTAGTAAATCCCCAAACTTTTTAAATCCTGCAGTATGATTAAGATTTCCTACCGCACCGTTCCAAGTATCTAATGGTACTTGAGATCTTAAAGAATATGAAAAATACTGATAGTAATCATTATCATGTACTCTTTGGAACTGATTATCTAAAATTCCAGTTTCTTTTTGCCAACCTTTGCTTACTGTTGAAGAAGATCCTACAGTATAATTGCAGTTTGAGGAAGTTACCTTTGAAATAATACCTCTAGATGAAGAAGATTCTCCAACTATTTCACCACCTTCTTTAAATGACTCACTTACTGATACCTTTAACGATTCTGTGTTTTCATTCCAATCAATAACAGTACCATTAACTAATCCAGAAGATACATTTTCTCCAATATTAAATGTATTTTTTTCTAAAGCAATATCAAATATTGGGAAATATTTTTCTGGTATAATTTTTCCAGCAGAAATTTCGGAATTAAAAATTCCAGGAACTTCTCCATCCGAAAGATATCTTGAAAGATTATAAGATACTGTAGCACCTATTCCTCCAATGTTTGGATCAGTATTAACTACGGTAAACAAAGCGTAATTATAACTTGAAGAGTTATAACCTCTTGAAGTTGTTCCAACACCAACACTAACATTTTCAATTAAAACTTTATCACCTATTTGGAATGGAAAATCAATAGCATCACTAAAACTTGCCCCTAAAGTTACAACCACATCCTTAGATGAAGGTATAAAAGTAATGGAATCAATTTTAATTCCATTTGTATTATTGATTGGAATTATTTTTGGAGTCTTATTATTCAATCCCTTTGTATTTTTGATAATCTCGACTGTTTGAGTTTCAATACTATATCTAAGATCAACATCAGAAACCAAATTATCAGTAAGTCCATCTAAAACTATCAAATCTGGAGATATTGAATATCCTCTCCCCACAGAAGTAACACCAATCGATTTAAATGAAGATTGTGGAATTACTCTCAAAATATCAGGAAGTTTTGCTGTGGGTCTTATTGAATAATCATTTGAATATCCAAATCCAATATCATCTATTCTTGTTTTTAAAACATTTCCAATACTATTAGATTTTACATCTAATATGCTTCCATTTCCGATTCTAGACGAAACTCTCTCAATTTCTGGTATTGTGTTTAAGTTAAATCCATCATAATCAATATTAATCTGGTCAATTTCCCCGTAAGAATTAGTGGAATTTGTGATATAACTTAATTTTGCATTAGTTTTATCGTAATTTGATCTTTCTGGTGATGTATTTAAAATATACTTGAAAGAAGTAGAAGAAATGTCGCTAATAGTATGACCACCGCTATAAGAACTTTGTTCGATACTGACTGAATTGTTATCAGATACCTCTTCGTCAATAATAATCTGTTCTTTGGCGGGAGGAAGATTGTTGAGATTTATTGGTGTTAACTTATAATAAAGTTTTTGGGGAGTTGAATCATTTAATCTTAAAGAAACTGTCGCATTAGTATCAATTCCAACTCTTCCTTCTTTAACAACTTCAAAATTCTCTGAAACGGTAAAGTCAAATTTGTGTTTGAATTCAGAATCACTATAGAAGTCAAAATCAAAAGCAGAAAATAACTTTTCATTATTTTCGAATGAAAGAGATGGACTTGAAACATCAAAAACCAAAGTATTTTTGTTTAATAATTTGATTGGTGGGTTTATTGGTAAAATAGATCCAGAAGAAGTAGTAGTTATATCTACTATGTTTCTTTCTTTTCTGGAAGAATAGTAGTAACTATTTGATAATTTTATCGTGTCCTTATCAATAACAACTACATAATAAATTCCTTCATTTTGCAATCCACCAGAAGGAGATGCTGACTTATAGATTACTTTTTGACTTGTACTCAATCCATGATTTTTTAAAGTAATTGTATTTTTGGTTGTATTTACGTCAGAATTTATAAACTGTTGTTCCCCAACTATCATTCTACGATTATATTCGTTGTAAGAAACATAAATTTGCGTAGAAATTCCGGAAATTACTTCTACCTTAACGTAGTCGTTTAATCCCAATCCATGAGTTGTTGCAGTAGAAACTGTTACTTCGTTTTTTCTAATATTGCCAATGAGAATATTCTTATAATTTGTTTTAAAACTATGATCTAAACCAGAACCAATACTAGTAAAATAAAGAAGGCTTGCAGTTGAACCAATACCAACATAAGATCCAGTTGTTCCAAGTCCAACAGGATATGTGCTAATTCCAATAAGATCTGAAGTTAATTTTGTTGCATAAACTGTGGAGTTATTTGATAATGAATATGAAGCAATGCCATCATCAGAAACTGATATTGATGTTCCGCCATTAAATGAATAGATAAGTTCATCACCAGATTCTAATTTATGATTTGGGATATAAATGGACTTTGTTGGTATAGAGATTTGAGTTGCGCCAACTCCAGGATTTGAAAAAGACAAAGTAGTTGAAATTCCAGGTCCTGCAGTTGTCCCTATTCCCAATGACTCAATTGGATTAAAATAAATCTCTTTATTTAATTTGGAACCATACTCATTTTCAACTTTGTATGTAAAATACAACTTTCTAGAAACTTCTGTTAATGCAGTCCCTACAGGATAACTTGAAATTCCCAAAGTTCCATTTTGATTTCTAAGAACTCTTATTCTTGAAGAAATCGGATCAATATTTAATATCTTAACTTGCTCATTTCCGATTTGATATATGTCATTTTCTCTTATAACATAATCTTGAAGGTTGCCAGATACATTAAAATACGTAACCAAACCAGTATAACTTGTTGATCCTATTCCAGTATTGGAATATAGGATATTCACACTTTTTGAAATTTTTGATACTCTTTCTGATTCAAAATTGGAACTAATAATAACTGTATCCAAATTGCTAAAGTTATGAGGAGATGTTGAAAATGCAACATAATTTCCACGATTTAAAGATTCTGGAAAAAACTCCACATTAGAAATTTCTGTCGAAGATACACTAATTGAGTTGATTTCTTTTCCTTTTATAAAGGATACACTTC